CTCCAATAGTTACGGCATTACTTCCGAATCCACCAGCTAAAGATGTTTTTAAGCTTGCTACTGTAAGTCCAGTCTTAGCTGTGTTTGCTGCAACGTCTACTCCTACATCAATTCCATCAAAAGTACTATTAGTTGTAATAGCTCCTGTCATTGCACCACCTGCTTTAGGAAGAGCAGCGTTAGCTGTCGTATTAGCAGTTACACCGGTAGCAATATCTGTATTAATTGAGTTAGCTAACTTAGCTGCAGTTACATTGTCATCTAATATCTTGGTTGTGATAACTTTATCATTACCAATAGTAAGGGTGGTAGCTCCTGTTACATCACCTGTATGTGTAGCGTTTGATGTTTTAGCTGTGTTAGCGTCTATTTCAGCCAATAGTGTGTCTGCTAGTTTATCTTCGGTTACCTGATCATCACCAATATAGGCAGTCTTTATAGTTGTACCTTGCCATACCCCTGAACTGATAGTTCCTACCTCTGTAATATCTAAAGCATTTATATCAGCCTTGCTTTGATCTGCATTAGTAACCTTTGCAGTATTGGCATCTATCTCTGCTAATAATGTATTATCTAGTTTATCTTCTGTAATCTGATCATTACCAATATAGGCAGTCTTTATAGTTGTACCTTCCCAAACTCCTGTATCTATTGTACCTACCGTAGTGATGGCTAAACCATCAATATCAGACTTACTTTGATCAGCTGTCGAATTATTTTCTACTCCAAGTATTGCTCGAACCTCAGTTGCTGACATAGCCTTTGGCACACCTGCATTATCTGCAGTTCTACCTATGATTGTGTTTGTAGCTACATTATCTAGCTTAGCCATTGTTATATTAGCATCTGCTATATAAGCGGTCTTTATAGTTGTTCCTTGCCAAACACCAGAGCTGATGGTTCCTACCTCTGTAATGTCTAAAGCATTTATATCACTTTTACTTTGATCCGAATTTGTAACTTTAGCTGTATTGGCATCTATCTCAGCTAATAATGCATTAGCCAATTTATCTTCGGTTACCTGATCATCACCTATGTATGCTGTTTTTATAGTTGTACCTTGCCAAACACCAGTTCCTATTGTTCCAACTGTTACTATACTCGAACCACCTGCTATTGGAGAATATATTGATGATATATTTGTACCGTTATCAAAGTAGTCTGCAGCATACATATTACCACTTGAACTTATATTACCTGATGCTGTTATATTTCCTGTAAAGGTTGCATCATTATTTCCATCTAGTCGTAAGGCTGGTGAAATTGCTGAACCATCATATGTTTTAAATGTTAAACTATAATTGTTTGTTTCTCCTTCTACAATTCTTGCATCACCATTTGACCAATCAATTATTCCTCCACTAGGTAATTCTAAATCTGAACCATGAACTGCACCTGTAGCTGTAATTGTTCCAGCTGCACTTATATTACCTGAGGATGTTATGTGTGAATTTGTAGTTATACTACCTGTTATGGTTGTTCTATCAAAGTTAGTATTCCCAAGACTAATAGTATTACCATATCTAGCAATATAATGTCTAGAGGTTCCTCCACTATCATTAATTCTATAAGTATTATCTGCATAGAAATTTTCGGCTATTAAATCACCACTTGAACTTATATTACCTGAGGCTGTTATGTGACCATTAAATAAATGTGTGTCTGAAATTGCATCGCCAAATATATTTGAACCTTCTGTGTAAATTACTGATGAAGTTACAATTGATGATGTAATTGAAGTTGCAGTTAACGAACCTACAATTATATCAGGAACGCCTGTTAGACCTGTTGCTGTTCCTGTTATATTACTATCTGTAAATGCAATTGTTTTCCACGCTAGTGTTGTATTAATAGCGGTGCCATTGAAACTTCTATAGTACATACTACCATTAGAACTAAAGCCTAACTGACTATTGTAATTACCTGAGTGTCTATTGAGAGTTATAACACTATTTGAATTATTTGTTGCTGAAAACAATCCTGTAACAGTGGAACTTATCTGCCCACTATATTGAAGGTGGTTTGTACTAGGTGCAGTAGTTAATGAGAATCCGCCCGATAATGCTTTAGAGTAACCCGTAGTATTTTGATTGAGAGTTGCTACCCTTGCAGCTGCTATTGTTCCTGTTGTAATATCAGTACCATCCCAAACGTGAGCGTCAACATAAGCTTTAGTTGCAGCATGTAAATCACTTGATGGAGCTCCGTCTAGAGTTATTTTACCAGTCATTGTACCACCTGCTTTTGGAAGAGCAGCGTTAGCTGTTGTTTGTGCTGAAGCTGCATTAGTAACACCAGTACTACCTCTATCGTAAGCAGCTTTTGCAGCTGTTGCTGATGCAACTTGTGTACTTGATGTTGTGCTTATTGAATCTGTTATTGCAGAAATTTTATTTGTTGTCCATACCTCAGTCCAGTTTTGCCAACCCGTTCCTTGTGGTGAAGCACTGTTTTGATTATATTGTCTAATCCACATACCAGCCTCAGAGTAGTCTTCGTTAGTGCTTATTTGTAAAGCATTAGAAGTGCTACCTCCTAAAGTATATATACTAGAATAATTTATAGGTCTATTTGAAGTTGATCCGTTTGTTGCGTGCGTGCTAAAGATAGTTCTAGTATCACTGTTTATGTCATCAGTAGCAGCATAATGTTTTGGTTTAAATGTTGTTTCACCAGATATATCAGCATTACCGTTTATATCTAGTGACCCACCTTCGATCTCACCTGTTACAGTAAGCTGCCCTGCTTTATCTAACGTCATTACAGTTGCTAGACTACCTCCTGCGTTCGTACCGTGTTTCCATAACCAACTATCATTCCCAGATCCACCACCCCAAAGTTCAGAACTAGTATACATCGCTCCACTGTCAGTTTCGTCTTGCCTACTTACTAGGTGAATCGTTCTGTCGTCGGTATATACTCCAAAGTATTCCCCAGCGTTTCTACCAACCTTAAATTGAGGCGTCGTTGGAGTGGTACCACTCACCGTATAGATCTCTAATCCAGCATCATCTGATGGATGTAGTATTATAAGACCATCCTCACTTTGATCCCAAAGCATATATGCTCCAGCTGTTGCTCCGAATAATTTAACATCGTGCCCAGTATCGTTGACCCCTACGTTAATATCACCTGAAAATGTAGATGTACCAGATGTGTCAAATGTATTCAATGTTGGTGATTCTACAACTAATGTAGTATCACTTGAACCTATAGTTAACGTGACACCATTTGAACCATCTTCTGCTTTTATATTACCTGATTGTTCAAATAGAATGTCTACATTATTTGTTCCATCACCAATATAGATGTCAGATGCTCCATCTCCTAACAGTATATCACCTACAGCATTGCTAATAACTAGATCATTACCATTCTGGGTTATTGCTCCACATTCAGCTCCTGAACTATTATCAAATACTATATCTCCATCTGCTGGTGTAATTAAAATGTCTTTTGCCATATTATAGTCTCCCGCTTATTCGTTTTTTTCTTGTACCAAAAGTGTTAGCGCTACTATCATACACATTAACTACCACTTTAGATATAGCATCTGCTTGTGTTTTATTTGTTGTAAAACTGTGTGGTTTACTCACTGAAACTCTTATTGGTCTCATGAAAGAGTCTTCACTCGCTAAGTCACTATCTCTAAGTATCAACCCATAAGTTATAAAGTAATCCCTAGGTTGCGCAGGAATCATTAGTGATTTAGTTTGAAAAGCCCCAATACATCCGGAATCAAACTGTACCTGAGCGTTCCAACCGTTAGCGCCAGTATCAGCCGAAGGATCTGTAATCATAGTGGAATCGTTTCCAGCTTTATATTTACCCTGCTGACCGTAGGGGCCAAACTGTGCTTCTAATCTAGGATAATCTCCAGTGCTAATATTCGCGGCTGTACCATCGTACTCCGTAGTAACCTTAAAAGAAGCCTCTAATTTCACCACTGTTCCAGCTTGTATAAATAAAGTGTCTGTAATTCCAGACCCTTGTGTTTCATTGTCATTTGTCCAAAATAACCTCCATTCATTTGATTTTTCTTTAAAGACAGCTGTCTCCCCTTGTATTATTATCGGGAAAGAATCTATACCAAATCTATTATTTACAATCCTAATCATAGAGTTGTTATTGCTCTTGACTGTTTCATAAGAGTTATAGCTTGACCCAAATTTCCTAAAAGCGTTGTTAGGGTAATACAAGCCATTCCCCCCATCACCATAAATCTTCCTAGTCTGATCCCAAAGGTTTGGTGTAATTTGGCCGTCATAAAATGTTATTAGTGCAATATCAGTGTCCTTATATAGAAAGTTTTTGTACTTATCCGCGTAAAGCCTTTTAATAAAAGGGTTTCTCGTGGTGCCAGAAAATCTATACGCATAGTTCATAACTTGACTGTCTAGGTATCCTATTCCAAAATCACACTGCCTATCGTTTTGTCTTAAAATATTGTTAAACTTCATACCATAGTCCTCAGCCATTCTAGCCGTCCAATACCCCATGAAGTTGTATTCTGCGTAGCTAGCCTCAGTATGAAAACAATATGCATTGTTAGCCATTGATATGTGTCCGGAAGACTTAGTAAAGTAACCTGTACTCCACCTCCAGTAGCCATTCCCAGTTCCTATTACAACGCAATTACGATCAACATGACCATATGGATGCCTAGTACATAAGCTTGGGTAAGAGTCACCATCTCTTGTAGGGTTAGAACATAAAGAATAAGCTGTTATAACACATCCATCAACATAGTTTTCTCCAGTTTGACTTATACCATTCGAAGTGTGCACCGTTGCGTTCGTGTGACTAGAACCCGTGGTGCCTTCTGCGTATCTACCGTTATAACCGCCTATAGTAACACCTGCTCTGAAATTTGTACTATCATTAGTATTATACCCTAGGTTTTTAAACCTAACATATTTTAGTTTAATTCTTCTCGTCGCAGCATTGTAATAAGTGGTGCTTGTCCAGTACTTAACACTAAAGAATACTCTAGCTGTGTCTTGATCTCCATCAGCAACTTCATCTCCATTTGCCGCACAAGCTTTTATAACAACACCTCTAGTCATCCTTATAACATAACAACCCACTATAGAATCGTATACAATATCTCTATTTACAGTGATATCAGCTCCACTAATCCCGGTTACAGTGTATAGAAGGTTGTGCCTCCAAGTGTTTGATTCGCTACCACTAGCGTAATTAACAACTGTATTGGACATGGACTCAAGAGCTATCTCATCACCCACACTAAAGTCCGAGGCGTTAGCCACGCTTATAACTCTTTGGGCGTCCGCGCTAAGTATAGCTGTGGTAGTTGTTGTGGCTGTCCTTCTAACATAAGCGTCGACATTGTGGTATATCTCTATACCAGTCTCGTAAACAGTAACCCCATCTACTGACCCAGTCACATTACTAGCCAACGTTATGGTTCCACCAGATATACCGGTAACTGTAAGAGCGTTTCTATTGTTACCAGTACCAAAAACCAACTTATACCCAACTCTAAACTGCTTTGCCTCAGTCTTGTCAACTAATATAGTCGCGCCGCTGCTACTGATTATAGTTGCTGTGGGTCCAATGAACTTTCTAACGTATATTCTTTTATTACCAGAATCTATGTCATGCACTTTAAAACACTCATCCGCGTTTCTAGTCCAATTTATTTCTCTTTCATAAACAGAGATCAAATCTCCAGTTGCAAAGTTTGTGATACTATCTACAGTTAGATAGGTGTCTTCGTAATCCGCAGCGGCACTTAGTTGAGTTACCAATGTGGGTTCACCACCATCAAGATCAACACCGCACCATTTATTATCATCGATAGATATACCATGTTGTGCTGAGTTATTACCTGATATTTTAATCTCACTCCCAGCAACCATGCTAAGTAAAGATCCAGAGCTATCAGTGCCTTCTACAAACTCACCAGCCGCAGTAACATTGTTACTTCTATTAGCAACAGTCATACGACCATTCAAATGCATTTTACCACCATCAGCAAAATGTAAGTTACCATCGATAGTTACATCACCTGTTATAACCGATTGTATGTCAGTACTTAGAGTTACCTTATGCCCATGTGCTATGATAACTAAATCATTGTTAGTTGGAATAGCTCCACCAGCCCACGTTCCCGTGGCATGCCAATTACCTGTCTGTGTACTAGTTATCGTTGCCATCTATTTCTATTTCTTCAAATTGTGTTTGATAAGCTGATACGTTTAGCGCAATCTCAAGAGAAAGCTCTTCATCAGTGTCCACCTTTTTAGTAACTACTGTTTCCATTAAAGTCTCATCGTCTATTATAACTATTGTTCCATCTGATTTATTATAGGTAATACTAATTATCATGTTTTATTTGCTCCGTATCTTTCCTACTAGCGTGTATTAGGAAATAACAATTTGGTGTTTTAAATATTCCCGCACTAATATAGACTTTATTATTTTTAATTTCTTTTACGTATAAATTTTGATGTTTACCTATGGATGTTAATTGCACTGTTAGTGTGGTGTTATCAATTAACCATTCCCATTCTTTAGGTAGTTCTATGACATTATTATTGCATTTTCCTTTGTGGAATACATCGTGCTGTCTACCCTCTAAACTTCCATATTCTAATTTACCCCCATCAGGAGTATCAATAACAAAGGATTTGGTTGTTGCTCGTAAAGCACCTGTAATGGTTGTATCACTTGTAATTGAAATACTATCATTATTTTCAATTTTAAATGGTGTGCTTGTATGGGTAGTTAACGATATAGTTCCTGTAGCTCCTCCTGAACCAACTGTTATGTCTCCACTACCCTGTAATACAGTTGCTCCACTAATTTTATATGAACTTGCTTGTGCTGTGCCACCAATTGTTGCAGCTCCACCTACTGTTAATGTAGAAGTACTACTACCACTTATATTACCTGAGGCTGTTATATTATTTGTTATTGTTGTTGCACCATCTGCTGCAAATTGTATTAGAGCTGATGAACCACTAAGTATAGTTAATGTGTTTGAACCATGAGTATCAAAACCATGTCTTCCTCCTCCTATATATAAATCATCTCCTATTGTTACATCTCCACCAAGTGTATGAGATAATCCACTTGCACTTATATTACCTGATGCTGTGATATGATTAAATGTGGGAGAACCCCCTTGCGTTGCAACTTTTTTCCAATTCGGCATACTTTATCTCCTTATATGGTTGGTAACAGTTAGACTGCCCACTTCCTAATGTCGCCACGACATCGGGCCAATATTTAAGTTATTTTCTGTTCTTTATCTAAAACCTGTTTATATTCTTTTTGCAATTTCATCGTGATAATAATTAAATTTTCCATTTCATCACCTGTGAAAGTACATTTTTTTAGTATTGTTAATAAGAATCTTAGTTCATCTGATGTTAGAGGGTGTATAAACTCAACACCACCTACCTTAAATCCACCTTTAAAATTTACAGCCATATAGATCTCTTATTAAGCTGTTCTTATATAGATATCTTGTGTGTCAGTTTCAATCCACATCTCACCGATTCCATAATCAGCATCTCCAGCGCCTGGTGCAGAGGTTGATGTTTTTACTGTTGTTACATATTGTAAATGAGCTTGTGCAGCTGTTGAATCCTTTGCGACACCTTTAGCTACTGCCCACCTTTGTGCTGAGTTATCGTGGTATAGTGCAGAACCAGAACCTGCTGCTGAACCACTTTGAACTACTATACCAGCATCTATATTAGAACCTTGAGAACCACTAGCTAAGAATAAAAATTGGTCTTTTACTTCGATATTTGTAGTTGCAACTGAAGTCGTTGTACCGTTTACTGTTAAATCTCCACCTATGACAACGGCTCCTGTAGTTGTAACTGTATCTATATAAGCGTTTTTCCAATACTTTGTTGGTGCACCTAAATCTACATCACTATCAGCTTCTGGGCTGAAAATGTTATCAACTAAACTTACTTGGTTAATATTGTTTGCTCTAAGTATAAGTTTATTGTCAGTAGTACTAAAGTCAATTAAGTTTTGAGAATCCCTACCTACTTTAAGAGAAGTATTATACACTGAGGTTATTGCAGTCTGCGCAGGAGTTACACTTAATGTACTTCCTCCTCCACCACTAATACCCGTTCCTTGTGTTGCTAACCTTATATCTTCACCATTAGCTTCTAAACCTGTACCAACAAAATCACTAACATCTATGTTTAACGTAACATTACCTGTTGTACCACCGTCTTGTAAACCATCACCAGCAGTTACACCAGTTATATCACCAGCAGTTATTGAGGATGCGATCGCAGCTCCTAATGAAGCTGATGTAAATATTCCTCCGTTAATTGTAGCAGTTGACATTGCTACTGTTCCACTTGCACTTATAGTACCTGATGCTGTTACATTAGATCTCAAGTGTAGTGTTGAACCATCTACAGCTGATGGATATGTTTCATGCCCAAATGTTAAAACATTTCCTAAAACGCCTACCCCATGCATCCCGTCTACGTGGTAAGTATCTGCTGAAATAAGTCCACTTGCACTTATATTACTTGAAGCTGTTACGTGTGTTGTATTAACATTAGTTATATCCCCTACTGTTAAGGTACCCGCTATCGCAGCGTCATCAGTTGATTTTAAATGTTCTGCTTGGATTTGACCTGATGTAACTAGTGCTGCAGTTGATAATAAACCTGAACTTGGGTTATAACTTAATCCTGTATCTGTTTCTAAACCCTGTGTTCCTGTTGCTCCATCTACAAATGTTAGATATGTTGTTTCATTAGCTGTATTATTAGCTGTGGCTGTTATGGATGTTGCAAGAGTTGATGTGGCTGCATTTCCTTCTACATCTCCTATAAAACGGTTTGCTGTAATTGCTCCACTTGAACTTATATTACCAGATGCTGTTACGTGTCCTGTATGGAACAGAGCTCCTGCATTACTAAGTCTTAATCTTATTGTGCCGTTTGTATTAAGATCTATTATGTTATCACTAAATCCTAACATAGTAGTAGTGTCACCATCATGTCTCAGTTGATCTGCGTATACATGACGTATATTAGTAACATCTGTTGTATCGTCACCAACTATATTACCATTTGCTGTTATATCACCTGATACTGTTAAACTTGATAGAGTTCCTAAGCTAGTTATATTTCCTTGTGTTGCTTGAGTTGTTGCTGTGTCTGGTGCTAAACCGGCAATTGTACCAACTGTAGATGCTTGTAAGTTTTGTACTCGAGTGGTTGACGTTACTGTTAAAGGTGCTGTCCCTATTGCTATATCTGATGTTAATGTTTTTGCTCGAAAGCCGTGTGCACCTATATCAATATCAGATGTTGCTTCTATAGCTGCGGTAGTTAATGTTGAAATAGTTGTTGATCCAATTGTACCTCCTTCTATTGCATCACCACTAATTTGATTTGCAGCTAGCGTTAAGGTACCAGCTGAGACATTTAAAGTTTTTCCTGAACCTACGGTTATATTTGAAGTTGCAATTGTAGTACCGTCGATAGTACCAGCATTGATGTCTGCTGTATCTGCCACTAGACTATCAATATTTGCAGTACCGTCTATGTATAAATTATTCCATTCTCTTGTAGCCGAACCTAGATTTGATCCTGCATCAGAAGTCGGTACAATATCGCCGCTTGCTGATATTTGATTTAGTACAGCATTTGAACCGCTTACTATTACTTTTTTCCATGATGCCATTTTTTTTCTCCGTGTTTCTAATTAGAAACGATTTTTATATTATACTACATATATAAATATGCCTAAAGTTAACTCTTACCTAAATAAAATTCATTATCACCGCTACTATAATAAAATCCTCCAGCTACAGCATCAGGATCAAAGGAAAATCCACCTAATGTCAGTACACCTTGCCCGTTTACGGTTATACTATCGAAGCTACCAGATTTTAATAGAAAGAAATCATCAGTATTACCAGATAACTGGATTGAGCCAGTTATTTGAATTCCATCAGATGTTACGGTTGCAATTGAACTTGTACCGTGGTATAAATCAAAATTTGCAGATGAACTGATTATTCCGCTTTGTATACTAATTTTTGCCATTATTACATCTTCCTGATCATACATTTAATTAACGAACTACTACCTTCAGATGATTCTAATGCTTGCCCTATTACTTTTCCGAATAGATTCTTCTTGAATAAATAGCCAACATTTACAGATTTTCCGTGTCCTAATTTATCTGAAGTAACAATATATTCTCCTTCCTTTATAGTACCCGTTACTAATATATGTTCAGCTCCTAGAACAATTGGTTCATCCTTTCCTTCTCTTGTTACTCCCATAACAAGTAAATCTTCAGCTTTGTAGCAAGGGATACATTTTCCATTTTTCCAAGTCACAATTGTCCCTGTTGGTAAATCTTTTAATCCTCTTGTCCGTAACCCTACTTCAAATACACCACCAGTTGTTGTTGATACAGAATATACATCGCGCCATCTTAAAGCTGCTGTCCCTAAATCAGCTGAATTATCTGATGATGGACTTATAGTTCCTCCTGTGGTTATATTACCGCTTGAACTTATCTCACCTTGAACTGTTAATCCGATAACTGATGGGTTTGTATTAAGGATACCAACTTTTTCCATGAATACAGATTTACCAGATCCATGACCTCCGAAACTTGATGTAGTAAATAATGTATAAGAATTTCCACCTGCTCCAGTGATTGCTCCCCCTGATCCTCCTAGTTGATTATCTGCATACATAACAGCAGCTTTTCCTTCAGCTCTACCACCACCTAGTGAACCACCATTTCCGTCAACATTACCCACAAACGTTCCAGATACAGTTGTAGATGTCCCTCTAAGGTGAAGAATGTTAGTACCAGTCCACCCCTTGCCTAACTGGACGTTTGTAGTCTGCCCTATTAACCGACGAGTATTTCCACTAGTTTCTTGATCCCGGAGTGTAAGGAAGGTTCCGTACATACTTCTATTACCACTCCACTCTTGAGCTCTACCTATATAAAATGAAGAGGTTGCATTGTGGGTATAACTTTCTGCTGTATTCGGACCCACCATTTCCATATATGCTGCAGCATTATCATCTCCATATTGTGGATACGAAAGTGGTTTAATAAATAACCCTGTTTGTAATTCACCATTTGTAGCTTCATTATATGAAGTGTAAGTAATAGTAGCTGCTGAACGGATAACTGATTCGTCCCCGATACCTACCTGTTCAGTATCACTATTTGCAAGTGTTTTAGTTATTAATAATGAACCAGACATAATCATACTACCATCAGGATGTATTTCTATTCTCGTTTTAGCTCCTGATGTTTTACTATCTGCTACTCGGAGTTGCATTTTACCTATTGTTCCGTTTGCATCTGCATCTGTAATTACAGTACGTATTGCAGATACTTCCCCTGCTGATCTATCCCCTAATGCACTAGCTTCTGATGAAGCAGCTGATCCAGATGATACCATCCACCTGACTGATCCAATAATGTTACCTACCTGATCAGCTCCTACTCCAAACTCTCCAAGCTGTTCTGCAACGTATAATAACTTTGATTGATCTCTCGACCTTAAAGCATTAAACCATGTAACTAAACTACCTCCAAATGTATTATCTCTAATGTCCTCTACTTCAGTCTCCTCCATTCCGAGTACTTTTGCAAAAGCTAAAACAGGTACTGCTGATGATCCTCCTGCAGTGTATGATAATATTACCTCACTACCAGTTGCTGAAAATGCTGAATCTTTATTAAATGATTCAACGTTCCCTTCATTATTAATTTTTAATCCGATTAAGTTTTCCCTCCGCCTAAATACATGTTCATCAGCTGCTACTTCAAACTGTGCAGTTGGATCTGTAGTACCAATTCCTATCTTTCCAGAAGTTGATCCTGAGAAGTAGAACATTGCACTTTGAGAGCCAGTAATTACAAATGATGTACCGTCATCCCCTTTTAAATTCTGCATCCGTACTGTTGCAGATTGTGTTGCAAAACCTCCTACCGATGAGGTTACTGATGAGGTGTAGAACGTTATACTACCGGAGGATATAAATATACCAGGAGACCCTACAAATGCAGCTTGGTTTAATTCCATCCTACCACGTTTACCTTTACCACCTCCTTCACTATCCCCTTCTATAGATGGTTTATCTTTTATTATAGTTACATAACTAGAGGTATCAGGGCCACCTGGTGGATCCTTCTTTACCTGTCGTATTGTACCTCTAACCATTTGACCGGGGTGACTCTCGTTTCTATTTGATTGCCACATCAATACTTCACCATCCCCTAATGGTGGTTGATTCATAGCTATAGGACTTTGATTAGCTGCGTTTGATATAGTTACTGCAGGTGTGAATGTTACACCATCAGTACCACCTGTAACAGTGATCTGCTTAGCTATTATTATACCACTTGAGCTTATATTACCTGATGCAGTTATATGACCAGATGATATTAAGTTACTTGCACTTATGAATGCACCTGCTCCAGATGATCCACTCACCCAGATGTTTTTAGAAGCGGTTATACTACCTGATCCGTGAATATGTACTGATTCACCTCCTACAGTAAGTGTTTGTGTTCCTGGATTATATTGAAGAAAACGATTAGATTGTAACTGATTAGCTCCTGATAAGTTATCTATAAACGGTACGTAGTGAGCAGCGTTATTTGAAACTGTTGCTGATTCAATTTGCAAATCACCTCCAGCAGTAGCACCTAGCCCTGTTCCTGCAAATTGACTTGCATCTACAGAAAGTGCTATATTTGCTGCTGCAGCTTGGTTAAGGGTGAAGGGTTGATTTTCACCAGCCATACCTTTTCCAGGTACAACAGTGATAGTTGTATCTCGGACATCAATTCCATCTAGTTTTGTATGATCAGTATCTGTAAATACATTTGAATCAGATGCATTCTCTACAGCTGTTCTAATTTCAGCGTCAGTTTGATCATCTTTAGCGTCTGTATCCCCGGAGTATCCTAGATTAGCTAATGTTAATGTTCTTGTTGCAACTACTCCATTAGCATCAGTAACATGTCCTGCTGTATCTGTTGTTATATTAATATCTAAATCAGAAATTATAACGGCGCCTGTTAAAGCTGTTGTATCGATATCAATATCATCACCATCTTTATCAGTAGGGTGAGTGTATACTGTATCTGGAGAGGTAATAGTCATTATCCATGGAGTGCTTGTTGATCCATCAGATTCACCGGCTGATGACCAGTTAGTTCCAACTGGACCTGTTGCTGAAATAAACTTAATGTATTTATTTTCCGTAATAGTATTACTATCATCATCATCATCTCTAATAACAAATCCGTCACCCATATGATCTGCAGGTTCACCTCCTCCTGTACTACCACCGTAACTACCTGTCATGTAAACTCGACCTGAACCGGAATCATATACTAAAACGCCTTGATTTGTAATAGAAGATGCTCGTACGACATGTGATGCACTGAAGAATAATAACCCACTCCCACTTATATTACCTGAAGCTGTTATGTTACCTGTAAAGTGGTGAGTATCATCAGCTGTGTCACCAAATATGGTGCTACCTTCTTTGAATACTATTGAACTAGAGACAATATTAGTGTGGAATTCATTTGAAAATATAGTTCCTGATACGAATAATGATCCTGTTACAAATACATTTTTAGATGAAGTAAGTGCAGTTATACCGTTAAACCACGGTGATAAAAAGGTTGAATTAGGTTGACTTGATAAGAATAGACTTGGATCATTTCCTTCAAATTGAGCATTTTCTACCCTAGATACTACTTTAGCTGAACCGTTCTTATTTTTATATCGTAGCTCAAACATGTACTGATCATTGAACCTAGTTACAGCTGGCATAGGTATTAATGTTCTAATAGTATTTGGCGTAACTCCTGTTTCTATAGGTGTACCTGTTGCAGAGTTAACTGTAATGTTAGCAATTGTCCATGTACCTGTACGCACGACCAGTGTAGGTTTAATTACACCACTTAATTTGGTTTTAAATTCAAAACTATTACCAATGAATTTTTCACCATTAGGGGCAGTTCCAGAATTTATTACACTACCTATGTGCTCACCTAAGCTTGCTTCAGCTTGATTACTACTGTTAGTTGGACTAACCCCAGATCCAGAAATATATACATCAATTACAGCGTTTGGACTGCTTGAGGCAACAGGGTCAGTATATGCGTCAAACTCAATAAAGTAACTTGTATTTGCGGCTAATCTTTTTTGATAAGCTGCTTTTGGGCTAAATGTATGAAAAACTGCTCGATCTTGATTCCATGTAGAGGTGCCACCTGGAACAGTTAGTTTAACACCATTTAATATATAATCATCATTCTTAGTTGCTACAGGTTGTGCAACTGGATCATCTCCAAAACCACTATATACTCCCCAAGACATTCCTAGGTCCCAGTATTTAGCAATTACACTTTGATTATCAAATACTCCAAAATCTATGAACTCCTGTGTATTACCTTCACCCGTACTCCTTGCGTCATCAATGTTTATGCTTGATGGTTCTATCGGAAATTCTGTTAGCTTGGTTAGTGATCCTTCTACACGATTACTTTTAACATATACCTCTACATCAGTTGCAATACCGCATAACGGTTTTAAACCGTGTATAGTTATATCTGCATAAGATGTATGTTGCTCAACAGTCTTTGCAACTGATGTCATAGTTGTTGTTTCCGCTGTCGGGTCAGTATATGATATAGATGCGGATGTCTCATTCCAGTTTAACTGTAATCCTAGTTTTGTATCAAAAAATGTAGCAGGGTAATCTTGTATATCACCTCCAGGATTTACAGCTTTAACTATATAAGCAGGTGTTACCTCAGCTTCTGTAGAGTTTATTACTGCACTTATTGTAGCGTAAAACGCAGGAGTGTAGTAGCGACCTCGCCCTACATTATACCCTTGGGTAAGGCTGTGAATATGATCTAAACCTCCAGAAACATATATGTGACCTCCTACCATACTGGATGAGAATCTTAAATTACCAGTGTATACAGTTAGTTTACCTGTTCCTAAAGATTGTGTATCAGGTAATGTTAGTACATTATAGTGCACCTTTCCAGTCTTACTACCAGTAGGATATTGTGAGTTATATGTTGGTGAATATGAACCTGAAACAGTATATGGCTCACCAGGGGTTCCTGGATTTATACTATACACATCTTCATATGTCTCATATGTCCATGGTATCTTAGTTTCAGATATGGAAATTGATGGAGCTTCATCATACTCAATAGTTCCGGATATATCATCGCTTTTTACTTGAAGTACTGATGACCATCGCACGTTAAACATATCCTTACACTCATCTGGTAATGGACATCCACATTCATCTACTAATGCTTCACCAACTAAGGTTATAGCTCCTGGACCTGATGGTGTTTCTTTGTTAATAGCAATACACATCCGTATTGATTGACTACCTTTCTTTTGTGGTAATAATTCATATGAAAGTGGTGTACCGTTTACATCAACTGCTTCAAATAAAATTTGAGAATTTACAATAAACCTGTTCCTAGGAGGCGCGAATTCAAATATATTTCCACCTGCTTTTAACTCTGCTGGTTTACTAATTATATTAAAGTAATATAAACTGTAATCAGATGAATCATTAATACATACGTCTAGATTTAAAAGACCTTTCTTAGTAGGTGCATTATTCAGACGTGATATTACTCCAGGATAGCTGCTAGCAGCTCCTATTTTTGAATTGTTTTTTCTTACTATATATGTCATTTGCTCTATCTATACCCTCTATATAAATAAGTATGACGAAACTTTATTCGTGAGTTATTTTCGAGAATCCATCCACTTTTGTAATATCAATTAAATTATCTACTACATCTCTCACTGAGTCTAGATGACTTATTATCATAAGTAAGTCAAATTGAGATTTTAAGAAGGTAAATAGCATAAATAATGAGTTAAGATTATCTGAATCTAGGTTTCCTAAACCTTCATCAATAGCTAGAAAGTTTGGTCTCGGTAAATTAGATACATTAACTAGCGCTGTTCGTATAGCTAGAGAGGATATAAACTTCTCCATACCAGATGTTAGCTCAAGTGGCCATGTCTTTTCCTCACTATAAACAATGTATGTGTTAATATTTTTACCATCTAACTCAAACATAATTTTAAACTCCACTATTTGCGCTAGTATATCATTAACCTCCTCCTCTATAATAGGTATTACCTGGGTAATTAATTCGTAAGGTACACCATCTCTCTGAACTGCATCAAGATAGTATTCGTACGCTTTAAATTTCTGTTCGAGCTCAGATGCTTTCTTAATTGAGTGTAGTATACTATTTTTAGTGGATAGTGCAACTTCTATAGCTCCATGGAGAGTCATAAACTCTTCATCTATAATGATCTTTTCATCAACAAGCTCATCACTCTTACCACTTAACTCACTAATCTGCTCAGTTGTTTTATTATTATGAATAATAGCTTTTTTGTTTTCATGATATTTTTTCATCTCTAACTCAACCACGAGTTGTAGTTGTTGAATTTTATCGCGCTTTTCTTTAGCTTGATAGTATGCAATTCTACCAACATTTCGCTCTCGCTCAATAGTAGATAGTAAATTATTTACTTTAATAATTTTAGCGTAATCATTCTCGATACCTGTATTATTAGATATATACTGCTCACATTCATTTATCTTCTGTATTACTATATCTGCTTTTAGTTTATCTTGCTCTAAACTTGTTTTAGTATCATCTTGTATCTTTATAGATGCACTCTCGCGTTCCTTACAGAAATTGCAATTAGGATCAAATGTATTATCATTAGCTTCAAGTTTCTCTAATTTATACTTAACATCAACCTTAATACGATCTCGCTCTGCTTTTAACTCTTTAACTACTCCACGATTTTTAGTTAATATATTAAAAGTATCTTCAACTTCAGATAAATTATACTGCTGGAGTATGGTAGTAGCTTTTGATATCTTCTCTTTATTTTCAATTGCAGTATTTTCATCTGACTGTAACCTACTGTTTATAACTTCTATTTGATTGATATAGCTACTGCATTGTAGTTTCATAGAATCGAGATTATCATTAACTGACTCTATCTCTATAATTTTAGATTGCAATGCAACTATACGCTTGTCTAATGTACCTATTTTACCAGATAGTGAAGTAGAGGATTTTTTTACCTCAAGCTTTCGCTCTCGCTTAATTTCTAATTCTACCTCTGCATCTGCTAGCTGTTGTGTGAAATCTGTCTTTTTAAAATCTTTTAGTAATGCACTAACATCTTTTATTTCATCACTTGCTGCTCTCCACAGGTCGTCAAATACTTTTATATCTAAAAATTGTGCTAATAAATCCTTTCTCTCTGATTGTGATTTATCTATAAACCCTGTATTATTATTCTGAAGTGATAGAGATGTTAATATAAAATCCTCGAAGTGACCTACGTGAGAGTTAATATTTTTATTAGTATCATATCTAGCTTCTCCGTTAAGTGATACCTCTGTACCTTGTTCATCAAGAGTCCAGAAGTTTACTTTTACAGAGTATTTACCTTCTTTCCATCCTTTGAGCCCTTTACTACCATTCCGCTCTATAAAATAGTCTTGACCATCTATCTTAAAATGAAGCTTACAGTGGAATGTATCCTTCTCACTATTCATAACATCTCTAGCTTGAGATGATCTACTACACTTATCAAAAAGGCAATATGTTATTGCATCTAGTAATGCACTCTTCCCAGATGCATTAGGAGCAAAGAGACCGTATACACCTTTCATATTAGAAAAATCAACTGAATTGTCTACTCCGTAACTAAACATATTACTAAATTCAAAACTTATAGGTTTCCAGGTTTGATTTCTAAATACATCTACCTGAGGTATAGCGCTGTTTAATTCTTTATTTATTTTTTTAATAGTCTTAATAGTATCGTCTTCTAACGCAAAGTTACGCTCTAAGTAATCAACTATTAATTTATTTTGATAATTAGGATCTCTAACATCACCTAAACCAGCATCTTTTGCATTCCTATCACCACTTCGTTGATCAGATAACCTATCTGTTCGTATAATAGCTACATCCTTTAATTTAGATGTCTTACGGATTTTAGTTAAGATTTTTTTAAGTTGAGATTCTTCTGTTTTACAAACTTTAATACGTAACCTTGGATATTTAGGCATTAATATTTCATCTAGTATCTTACCTTCCTCAATCTCCAATGTTACATAAGCATAATCATTTTCTATAATACGATACTCAGGTTTACGTTTTTTTACATCCCATAATATATACCCGTGATTAGTAGGATGTTCACCCCAATTCTGACATACCAGAGAACCTGCGTACGCAATAGTTTTTGCTTTGTTAAGGTATTGTTGCTTATGTATATCACCGAGCAGGACCATGTCGTATCCATTGAATATATCAGAGGTTACTTCTCCTGGTAGCTTAAATCCAACATCAGTAGTTGCATTCTCTACTGAACCGTGATATAGAGCTAACTTTGTTTTTTCTGTTTTTATATTTTTAGATAGTATATAATCTTCTGGTTGATCAAATACAGACATTACATTAAATACACAATCAGCTATCTCATATGTACCGTTGTCTTTTAGGTAATAAAAATTATCCAGATTAAGTGAGTCAACTATAGGTGATAGTGCATCTAATCTACTCTTATTGTTTAGATTACAATCATGGTTACCTGCTATAAGAATAGTAGGTGCTATCTTACTTAGCTTAGTAAATAAGTCACTCATCATTTCGATAAGCTCTGGACTCATCTCTGTTTTAGCGTGTGCTATATCTCCTGCTAAGTATATTAAGGAATTCGCTGGTAAGTTATCTTTTAAATCTTTATATAGCTTCCTAAATACCTGCTTGTACTCTTTGTGACGCCTTAAATTTCGGATATGTACATCAGCTATATGTGCTATATGCTCTACCTTATCAAACCCTATATCTATTTTATTCAAATCATTTTCTCCTGTATCTTCATCTCCATTAACTGATATGCAGTTAATTGTGCACTATCCTGTATTAATGTTGTTATCTTAGAGAACCCTAAATCACTCGGATCCTCTTCTTCTAAATCAATTAATGTTACGGTTACTCCATTATTAATAAAGTACTCACAACTTTGAAGAGCTTTTGCTCTTGCATCTTTATCTAAGGCTATATTAATATGTGTAACGTTATTATGTACTACTGCTTTTTTAAGTTTCTCTAAAACTATCTTTCCAAATAACGGTATTGCATTACGCTTTACTGCTAATGCATCGAATACCCCTTCTACAATTGTTATTGGATACTTCCAATCTATATATAATCCAAAACCTATTATATCTTTAGATACTTTAGGATTCTTATGCTTAAATGTTGCATCACCGTAATACGATCTACCAGTAAAGAAGTTTAATATACCGTCTTCATCATAACTCGGAATTATTAACATCTTACTATATGGACCAGATTCGCAAAATCCTATATTATACCTCAATATATCTTCACGAGATATACCGCGTTTTTTTAAATAACTAAATGCATTCCAGAATTCTGGATTACTGCTCTCTACATGTAGGAATGATTTGAACTCAGCTGGTAGTGATAAGTCATCGTATGATTTTTTTGATGTTACTACGGGAGTGTAACCAGTATACTGAGTTAACTTTTCAAAGTGCATTTGCGAAGCTTTTAGCTTCTTGAATAAGTGATAAATGCTTCGTCCCTTCACTCCGCAAACCCAACATTGCCACATCTGTGTACGTAAATTAACTTGCAATTTCTTCTTTGAATGGTGACAGAATACACAATTAAATGCTATTTCATCATTTTGAAGAGCTCGACCCCTATTAAGTAAGGACTCAAGTAATGTTTGAAGTTTTTTAAGCATATAACAATATACGAAAACTTTTGTTAATAACAAACAGTATACTAAGTTTTCTCAGTATACCAGGATGTTGGAATTGATTTGTCAGCCCATTTGATATTATGTTTATTACAAAAGTCCGCGTATGTCGTTTTACTACCTTTTCTAATCTTTCCTTTAGAGTTTTGGAATACTAATCTAATATCTAGCTCTGGATGTTGCGTTTGTATGAGTAGATGCTTTTTACGATCCTCTAATACCCACCGACCTTTAGTCTCTACTAGTATACCATTTGGTAATGTGAAATCAATTGTATAAGTGTGAGTAGTTTCTGGTTTGATATAAGGGATTACTGTTACCTCATACTCGAATTTAACTCTAGCTTCAGTAAGTTCACCTGATACTTTGTGTTCGAATCCGCTCCGATAACCATGCTTGATAGCATTTGCTCTTGCTTTTGAAATTTTTCTCGCCATAACTTATTGTAAATAAATAGTAGTATTATCTGTCAAACTTAACAACAAACGTCATATCCACGTTTTTAAGCTTAGGTACAGGTTTTGCTAATTTCGCTATCGCTAACAATCTTCCGTAATCATCATATAACCCGATTGTTGTAATGTATGGGTTGAATTCCGGTTTAGTAGCAAAGTCAGCTAATTCTTGGACTGATAGTATATCGCCACACGTATTAGCTGTTGTTTTACGTAGAGTCGGATTAGTAGATAAATTAAAGTCAGAAGCTTTAGCTTTACATAAAATCTTCTGTTCGTAAAGTTCACGAGTGTTTTTAAATTTTAAATTAAATTTATTCGAGAATAAAGCTTGACCATTTGAATCAAATTTATTACCGCTGTTACCGATAGTTGCTGTCCCTTGATGTAATGAGCCAGAAAAATACTTTATTAAGTGATTGTTAGTTAGCGTTACAATACCGTGCTCATAGAATACATTACCAGCTTTATTAGATTGATAAGCAGTAGGTGAGTTTAAATTATTATCGTATAAAGAGAGTACATTTTGTGCAGTTGCAGGAGTATTATAAAATCTAATCTCATCTAGTGAACCACTAAATGGATTTTTTGGAGATATAAAGTTACTCTCTATACTAGATATTAAGTTAGAGCCCGTTACCCATGACTTACCATTATCACCTAGAAATATATCACTATTATTTGCTGTGCATTCTAAGTTGTCGAATGTCTGACTGTCTAATTTTCCATTTATCCATATTTCAAGTGATGTACCTGATTTGATTATTACTACATGGTTTTCAATTAAAGGTACGAGTGATGATTTTGATTCTAGAAATACTGCTCCTGTTACCCCTTTTCTGCGGATTACAATAGTATTAAGGGGTGCACCTTGAGGACAACCATTACCTGGTTCAAACACCTTACCATCTTTTTCACGTGACGTATTTTTTAATTCTATATGATACGGGTAATTACTCTCTGCTTCAATTCCTTGAATTAGGTTCGGAACTACTTCCCCTGTTGCTGCGTTTATTAACGTCTGACTAATTAACCCTGATTTAGTTATTAATGTAACATAATCTCTACCTGCAGTTGAGCCGGATGGGTAGTTCACACACGGTGCTGAAGTACCACCAGCATTACCACCCATTCCTGTTGTCGGGTATAGTGCTCCTGACCCAGTTATTGTATTAATTCCTGGTATCTGATTTTCAGGAATTTTAATCCAGAAGCTAATGGTGAATCCATCCTCAGTATCAAGATTCAAATCTGATATATGTGGTATCTTTACACTTCCACTGTTATTAAAACTTGCACGTATTCCAGTAGGTATATCAGTTTGATAATAATTTGTAGATTCTGCAGATCTACTAGATCCGCTTTGTTGCTGTACAGCTATTCCAGGTATAAATTTAACTTTATCAGATACACCATCATTTTTATTAGTGCTATAATCTTTAATTATAGTTTTACCTAATCCTTGATGGCTCACTAAATCACTAGATGAACTTGTTCTATTTTTTACAGTATATAGTTCGTTAAATCCATAATACCCGACTAGATTCTGTGAGTTAAGAAAGCTGGAGGATATTATAGCAGTATCGATTAAATTTCCATACCCATCATCGATAATATTAAATGAAGCTGTTACAGGAGGTGTGTACCTCAAATCCATTGATGGATTATGGAACAAATGATCTATATGAGTATCTGTTAATGCAGATTCATAATACCGTACATCGTCAATCGATCCAGTGAAGGCTCCGAATATAGTATTAGATGTTGGACTATTACCTAAGTCACCCTCTGTTGAGACAGATCCTGAAGCTCCTATGTAGCAGCTTCTATTATGCTGCGCTGAGCTTGATATAGCTCGAGTTGGTAAGTTTGTCCAATGTGGTTGAGCTCTAGATGCTGTTGCGTATCCAATCCGTTTAATATGTGTATACCCGTTAACTGCATCTTCATCTGGTCGATAAATATGCAATGTAGTTTTAGCTGCTGAGTGACCCCATGGTGGTAGCTGCTCGTACTGTGAACCAGATGTTCCTGTGTATACTCCTGGCCAGAATTCTTGTTGTAGTGATATTAAATTCCACTCACCTGCTGCTAACCCGAAGCCTGCTGCTGTAGCTGCTCGACTTTCAGATGTAGTGCAATTGCTACCAGTAGCTCCCCAGAACATCTGTAGAGGTAGTAGCTTTTTTGGATTATTTATATTATCCTGTAGTGAGCCTGTTAGTATATTGAGTTCAAAATATGTATTTCTATCGCGAGTTATTAGATGCTGTACACCTGGAGCTTTTGTTACCCCGTTTGGCATACTAATAGGATCTGGTGGTTTTACCCACATAGTAATATTATACGCTGGTATTCCGTCTGCAGTTGTTGCAGCTGGTGTGCCCCAGTACCCTTCAGGAGTTTTTACTGTACCCTTAAACTCTGATCCATGCTTTAATCGTATACCATTACCTGTATTATGATGTACTGTTACATTGTCAACAGTAACAGAATCATATGTAGGTACCTTAAATAGCATGCTACCGGATCCAACTTTACCAGAACCTGTTATTACCATATGCTCTACAGTATCACCAGGTCGAGCTGGGATTAAATCTAATTGACCTTCTACAGAGTTTGTATACCTACTAGTACTAGTTTCAAATTTATAATGATCAACTAATGCTACTGGGGTGTTGTATACTGTGGTGTGTTGAGTGGTGTTGATAGCTCGTTCATACGTTATCGGTATTGATCTGATATACCCATCTGTTATGTTAACAGATTCTGGTTTTATACGTAAATCAAATAATGTGGATGGTATAGATATAACGTGTGCAATATTTTGAAGGTCGCGAGTTTCTTTTTCAGGTATATTTCCACCAAAATTTTCTGAAGGTTTATCTGCTCGTTGATAGTATAAATGATTTACACTATCCCATATCATAGCTTTATAAGTTCCGTTAGGATTTGTAGCTTCATTGTTTATGTGTACTCCATTTATAGGGTCACCGAAGCTATGAGAGTGAAATACTCCACTTAAAAACTGTACCCCATAGCCGTAGCTACCTGTATGGTTAAGAGGTGTTATATTATAATCCTTATACACATTGAATGGTGTGATAGAATTATCGTTGACGTCTATTTTTTTAAATACTGACATATTGTAATGGTTTATATAATATAAAACCCTCTATAATAAATATAAAGGGTTTATATAAACTGTACTATCTCTGTAAATTACCTTTAAAAGTCAAGTTTAATTTTAATTAATGATTCTCTATCAAAAGATTTAAGAAGAGGTTTACTTAATTTAGCTGTTGCTAATAACTCTTGTTTATCATTATATAAACCTACTGTTGTAATATATGTTTTTGGATCTTTAATCATTGATGCATGCCTTAGCGCTCCCAATGAACCTGTTGTAAATGTTGGGTTGTTACTGAAGTTGTAATCTGCATTCTTAACCCTAATATAATAGAAGGTTGAAGTAACTTCTTCTTCACTACGAGCTTGGAACCCGTATGTAGAGTTATGTGCTGCAGCTCCAGATATAGCTGAGAATAGTGTTTTGTTAAATTGATTATTAGTATTAGATGCAGTCATCACTCCTACTGGTCTAATACCTCGTTGAGCTAATCTACCAGGATTTAATACCACTATCCCGAGATCAGGATAAACTAATCCGTAACCACCTTTACTATATCCATTAGCATTAGTAGCTGTTGTGTCAGAGGCTAATTCACCGTTTGCGATTGTACCACTAACAACACTATATACCCTTAAACCGTCTTTAATAGTAGCGCTTGATCCACCACTGTTATCGATAAGCTTAGTTATAGAGTGTCCACCTTGAGTATTAGTCATACCGTCACCTAATACACCAGGTGTGTGACTTCCACTTAATACAAGTTCCCAATTACCTGGATCTAACTTCTCTTTAAGGCGAGCTCTTTGTATGTTTAAAACATATACATGCTGTTCATCAACTGATCCAGCAAATGTGAATGTTGTATCACCAGGAGGTAGAACTAAATTAGCGTACTGTGTATATACTGCTTTAGTTGGATAATCTTCATTAGTTAGTAAACTACCACTACCTTGCTTGTTACCATATGCAATTGCATACTGTACGGATGTACCTGCTGCTGTTGATGCACTGTTATATACATTCCAGTAATACCTTCCACCGTTTGAACCTGTCTGTGCTGAAGATGTGTATGATGTAATTAGTTCACCTGAACCGTTTGACCATAACCCTGCAGTAACCTTTTCCTTTCGATTAGATATAATATCATTACCTGGATCAAATCTAGAGTAAATCTTACCCGTAGTAGTTTTTTGAGCTAAAGAATCCCTCTCTCTAACTATTTGATTAGCTAATTTTGAAGCTTCTCGTAATATTGCCCCTCTTGCAGAATCAGCTGTTGATGGTAATCCATCAGCTTGCCGTTTTTCTTCCTTTAGCTGATTTCGAATTGCCTCAACTTCTGCAATTTCCTTTTCTATTTGCGCTTTTGTTTTATTAGCCATTTTGTTTCCCTATATTCTATAAACTACCACCAGATGTAGCTACTTGTTGCTTGTTAACAACCACTTGAACAGTTACTCGACCACCCGTCTCATTACCTATAATAGTTAAAGTAGCAGTTTTATTTTCGATTGGTTGATTTTTAGCGACTACTCGGAAGCTAAATCCTACTGCAGTTACAGATTGTGCTGATTCATCATCCCCTACAAATGTAGGAATAGTTGCTCCTTGCATCAGTAAACTTTTTACTGCAGAACTTACCTCTAAGAACGCTACATCAGAATTACTCAAGATAGCAGTATATCCTAATGTTGAATTTCCTCCTTCAAAGTTAGATGTATTTGGTTTAATCTCTACAGCATCACCTCCAGCTACCAATGTAACTGATGATTGTGCCACAGTAATAACAGGTATACGTGTAGTGCTCTTTCTTAAAGAAACTAACTTATACTTCATTGTCTGTGTTTCGTCTGGAATAGCTTCTATTAACGGCATATTGTCAATAGCTATACCGTAAAAATTTGTACCTAATGAGTGAGCTGGATTCCATAATCCGTAATCTACTTCATCATCTGCTAAAGCAAATTGTGTTATTTTAAAGTCATCTGCTCCTTTAGCTAAGACTTCACGTCCTTTCTTAGTTAAAATAGCGTCGACTGTTATTGATGTATTGTCTAAATATCCCATTGTATTATCCTCTGTATAATTTATCTACATATAAATATGGTAAATGTAAAAAACCTGTGTTATTATTCAATTGTTAAGTTACCTCCAAATCCAGCATCTGAATTTATAAGTATGTTTGGATCCCCTATGGTGAAAGATACTACTGGTTCACGTGAATCATCTGAGCTGTTTATGTTGAAATCGATAGCTGAAATTTGTGTTCCTTGATATCGTCTATTCTCTAGATTATAATCACTTACTTGCGCAGGCTTCAGTGATTTACTGTATGCAAATAAGTTAACTGAACCTCCGTCTTCGTATGATTTTCCAAATGATGAGCTTTTAGCTCCATCTTTTAATTTAGCTGTTCCGTGTGATACATCTCCAGCTTTATACTCAATACTAGCAGAGTAATAATGATATACATTTGTCATCCTCGTTACAGATGGTGTATATTCACTAATGTGTTGTAAGCTAGCAGAGGCTTTATAATCAGGTGTACTAACTGTAATTGGAGTATTAACCCCTTTTGGAGAGAATAAGCTTTTGAAACTATATGTCGATCCAGCTGTTTTACGGGTTACACTTACGCTACCATTAATACCATCAGAAGATTGATTACTGAGGTGTGATGGTACGTTACTAGCGTTAACCTGCGTTACTACATGAGTTCCTTTTGCAACCGAATCCTTATTCTCATTACTTAATCTAAAAATAGATTTTCCTGCAGGGGATTTAATTATAGCAGGTATTACTGTAGTTACAGGTCCTTGCGTTATATTTGTTGATACCACTTGAGGTGCACCGGAGATTTTATTTAACAATGCATTACCCGTTGATGTTACTGTTATAGGTTTAATTTTAGCAGTAATTACTTGCGGTTGTAGTGTAAACCCGACTTGTACTACCTGTGGTTTAGCTGATTTAATAGTGGTAGCTTGCTTTACTTTTATAAATGACTTTACATCAGTTGCTATGTTCTGAGGTTTTGTATCTCCAGTTATTGTTAGCTTACCTCTACTTCTAGCTTTTGATCGTTCAAGAAAATGCGGTTCTATTATTACACCTAGTGTTGAGTTAGCTCGTGCTGGTAAGTGCTTATGTATCATAGTAAACATAGACATATCATACTGCTTTAACTCGTTTAAATATGTAGCTTTATTATTATCACCGGTATATTTTTTCCAGTAGCTATTATTTAATATATGCAGGCTTGAGTAGTTATCACTGTTTGCTTCTTGAGGATCCCCTATATAGTTATCAAGTTGCTGACCACCTATATGGTTAAAAATATCATCATTAACTTGATCAGTTGGTGAAAAGTATACACCAAGATTGTTGCTATCTAGAGCGTATTTATCAGAACTTGGCGCTTCAGCTCTACCCTCACTACTCAAGTGACGTATTAACTTGTTTTCCTCTATGCGGATTTTATTACTGGTATAATTATTAGGACCAAGTTCAGGTGTATCAATATAGCTATTCTGCTCTACGTAACCATAGTTAGCGAAATTAGGGAAGTTAAATGCAGTACCTGATACTATGTGAGTTTTAAAAGTGTCCCAATATTTACCAGTGTGTTGATTAGGTTGCGTGCTTGATATAATTACTGAGGCTGAGTTTGAATTCATACCCGCACTACCTGACCAGTGATTTTTCTTTTCAGATAATTTAAGTCTAAGTAATAATTCGCTATAACTATCAGTACCTATATTAGATGAATACATCTCTGGAGCTAGTACGTGATTTATAAGAGTAGAGGAGCTTAATGCGTTTGCATAATATCTAAGTTCTTGAATCGACCCGTTAAATGTATCCCCGAATGATCCATGCATAGATAAATTATATGACGCTGGATTACTAGCGGTTACAAATCCTCCTAAATAAGCTGTTTTCAGACTAGGTAAACTACCTGACCATGAATTATTTATGGATGCCGATGTATATCCGTTATCTTGACCTTTGCCTATACCGCTTGATGTCACTCGTAAGCTACAAGATACATGTTGATCTACTGTACCATATTCAGCTCGTACTGCAGATAATTCATATTCAAATCTACTACTACTATGATTAGCGTTAACTGTTGACCCTAATTTCCTGTTAAGTAATAAGGTCCACCACCCTTGACCAGACTCTTTTTTATTAGTTTTTTGAAATATTTTAGCTTTACCTGTTTTAACATGAACATAACCATCTGGTGACATCTGGTTTGCATTAACTGAGGTTGCAGTACGTGATTGTGACATCACAAGTTCGAAGTGACCAAACTCTGTCAATCCTTCAGGTTGTCCGTTTACCTTTTTAGTATTCGAGTGACTCCTATGTAGTATGATACCCATATCGTTATTAACTTGCCATAGTGATTGACTAAACGATGCTATTGGGGAATTAATACCTTGAGGTGTAGGGTTCGGCCAGACTCTAAGCTCTACAGCGTTTGGAGTAGTTGCAGTAGGTGTTAATGCACTCACTACATCTTTATGCGGTGCCCATTTAGTTGCTATCGATTGACTAGTGAAGTTTAAACAATATGTAAACTTATGATCTTTATATCTTGTTACCTGTTCTGAACGCTTACTTGAGCCATACTCATTAATAGGTAGTATATGTTCAGGTATACCGTAACAGTTAATTATACCTCTTACCCCTGCAGCTGTTCCTTTTGCTTTTAGTAAAAATGGTAGGTTTGTAACAATACGTTTCCAAACCTCCGATGTGCGCTGTTTACTTGATAATGTTTTTATTGGATTAGCAGGATTGTTTTGAGTAACTATACCTTGACTACTTTGCCCTAACCTGTAGTGCCATAGCTCTTGATTAGGATCACCTTCAACTAAATTCATTCCATATGATTTTCCGATATGGTAAATTACATCGTCAGAAACACCTACTTTATTCTCATAATTTGTATTTTGTAGTCGAGAGTTTAATTTAGTAAAGTACTTTGTATATGTCCAAGATACATCATGTGATTGACCTACGAGATCTAAAAATCTCAAGTAGGTTTCATTTTGCTCCTTACCAGTGTCGCTTAAATACTGTGGTACTGTTTTTTGTAATATGTTTGGATTCTGTTTATCAAATGCACTAGATGATGCTACTGTATCTGCGATCCATGTACTAGCTTCTGCATTTTTTAAACTTAATAGCTCGTAATTAGGTCCAGGGATGAATATACTATGCACTGCCCAATCAAATATTTGATCTAAATTCCAGTCTAAGTAATCCTCTGTCCATAAATCATTTTTAAATGAACCTGACAGTTTAGGATAAGGTTGAAGGGATGATCTTGACCAATCCCTAGCACCACCACCTCTTGAACCGCTACTAGTACTATATTTTGCTTTTGATCCGCTTTCAAAATATAACCACTTTTCAAAGTCATCAAAATTATTAATGAGAGTTACTTTCTTATCTACCCAAGTTTTTTGATACTTCTTTACGTATTTAGAGCCATGTGAACCGGTATATTCATAAATATATACATCACTAGCTGGGTATTCACTATACTCATACTTCCTAGCTTGGTTATCAAAATTACGTATCTGCTTTAATTTATATATAAAATTCTGCACCCTCGCTTCAGCTGAGCTAAAGTGTACGAAGTTTTCTAAAACGCTGTAATCAATATTTAATCGTACACCATCTAGACTTGAGCTGAAGTTATTTATTAGATTAGATTGTACGTCACTGTCGCTACCTAATACATCACTATAGCTTTTATATTCAGATTGTACACGAGGTGCTTCGTCTAGGTCTAGATCGAAATTAGCTCCCCTCACTGTGTTACTTGAAAACTCTATCTCTGAATCTAACTGAACTTGATTTATAGCTGGTTGAGTGGCTTCAGCTACTAACCAACCAATCTGATCTGGTGTTATATTTAGCGGGAGAGGGTTTAATAATTTAAGAAGTATAGTCTCTGGTTGATCACTTGTAAGTGGGAATATATCATCTATTACCCATGCTGTTATAAGGTGTATTCTATTAAACCCGAAGTTTATTGACATGTTAGTCCATAACGGATTGTTTGGTATAGCGGATACATTGTATGGAGCTTGCACAGTTGATGTAGTTTTAAGTTTTTGAAACCTACTATAGAATGTTTCAATAAGCTCGTCACTCGTATCGTCTTCTAATAAATCAGTGGCTATCAGTCGCACTTCTGTACGCGATTTACTAATTGCTTCTACTTTAAATTTAGGACCAATTGGAGCTCCAGCTGCATCTCTATGAAAATTATAAACCACATTAAATACACCTTGATTATATCCTGCATCACGGAGATCTGCATTTATATTTATGTTTGCTTGAGGTGCACCGTCACTATCCGAATCTATCGACCAGCCGTCAACTTTATGATTAGATGAGAGTAGATTTTTATCAATATCATAAACGTGTAGCTCTACTCTATCAAATTCACTAATACCGAATGATGGACTCTGTAGGTATCCGTTTATTGGATCGAGTAGGTGTAGTTTATTTGATGTATAGTATTGAGCTCGTAATTCTCCGTTTACAACTCCTATATCACCAGTATTACTGTAATCTAACGCCATTATCGTTTCCCTAATAATTCTGTGAATGTTGTATCAATAGTTCGCTTATATTGATTAAAATTAAATGCTTGACTTCGTAGGCTAATATTTAACGAAGACTTGTGTTCTAGGTTTAGGAATATAATACCGTTGTTACTCCGTACTATACTCTTTTTCAGCTTCTCTTTATCCCCTATGATCACAATCTCCTCATCGGACGCTAGCTTAGTGTCAGAAGCTAACTCCCCTAAATCTGCTCGTATATTCTTTCTATCTGCAACGTCATTATCTTCTAAGCTTAATACTAGATCACTATCTTCGAGTGCAGGTCGTGTTATATCACTCATTAGCTGTATACTAGCTTGTAGTTTAGTTCCGTCTGGTAGTATCGCGAATCCTCCACCCTCAACTCCTCCAAACTTTGTAATTTGCTCCGTTTTGATTACCTCTGTTTTCAATACTTCAAATAAAGGACCACCATGTGAATCAACAAACGTAACAGTATCAGGTATTAGTAAGGCGACTGGCTCTACCGGGTTATCTACTGTTACAGGCTCCTCTTCACCTACTGGTTCGTATAAACAAGATGCGTCATCTATTTTAGCTGCTGGATCATAATTTAAAGCGTCAGGATCTGTACAACCTTGCAGTGCTGCTGCAATTGTAAGTATAGGTGCTGCGCTTGATGATACTGCAGCTGTAGCGGATAAATCTATAACAGGGTTAAAGTTATTAACAATATTAATACTAGGTGATTGGATATCCTTTTCACAATTAGCCTGAGCCTCTAATATTAATTCTGTAGGTGTTATTGCGACTGGTGGTCTAACTATATCTTGAAATGGCTCAACAGGAGGTCTAGCTGGATCTTTCTTTATTTCGATCTCTTTAACTATCTCCCTCGATTCTTCTATTATTTTGTCTACTTCTGTAGCTATAATAGATTCTGTTTTCGGGCTCTCTGGATTTGGTTTTGGAGGTGGATTAGGTACTTTATATAACGGATTCGGCCTTGATATAGGAGAATCGTTCATATTATCACCATCTTTAGTAAGGCGATTTACATATACTACCGCTGGCTCTTTACCTTCGTTAGCTGTTCGTGTAGCAGCATTAATTGATCCTGCGAGGCCTGTTGTGTGCGGACTTGATACTAATACTCCTAACTCCATTCTAGGGTATCCGTTAGCTTGTTGTATTGGAGGAGATACAGCTGTTGAAGTTGCACCTGTAGTGTTTGCAGCTTGTTGTGGCGCTGAAGTAGATGTAGTCCTACCCGTATTTGCTGCAGCTTGCTGTAAAGGTGATGTACCTTGATTAGCAATCTGCCTTGCTCTGTTAATCCCGCCTCGTGTATTTGATCTATTAGCTGCCATTATTTAACTTTGAAGTAAAAATTTTCATCATATATAACTACTGATTGATCTGATTGTGTAACTTGAAAGCATAACTTATAATACCGTTCACGCATGAAGGAGTTCATGTCGAGATTCAAGTAATTACCGTTTGAATCACAACTTAGCTTAGTACCTTTATAGCTATACGGTACTACAAACTCATCTGTTATAGCATCCTTTATACTGTAATATGATGATGTGGGTAGGAAGTTAATACTTTTGAAATTAGATTCAGTTGAAAAAGTTTTAGTGGGATACCGTGATCTACCGACTACTCTAATCTTCGGCGTTTCCTTAGTGGAATACTCGTGCTTTAAATTTTTAACAAATACAACACCTTCATCCGTTGTTAGCTCTGTTAGCCCAGTTGATGTAAATGATGAATCATCATACACTACCTCGAGTTTAGGTTGATATACTGTATTAGTCTCTCGTGAGAAAAATCTAAGAGTACCATATTCATCAGTATCACTTTCTTGTGATCCAGAGCGCATAAGTATTAGCCCGTCGTTTTCTCTACCTTCAGAAAGTAAATACAATATTGGTGCTGTTACATCCATCCGTATATCTGCAGACTCGTCGTTAAATGATTGTGTACCGTAATAATTACTATACCATGTTCCTCCACCTGTAACATTAGAATACATTATTGTAGAATCTACATCTAGTGATCGAGAGGTCCATTGCGTATCCCTAGAAGCAACGTATTGCGCGCTATTATTTTGCTTGCTCCTATACTCCCAGGATGCTCCTGTTCGTGTAATCTTATTATTCTGTGTCGGTTCAAGTGCTCTACCAGTACCATTTTCCCATGATTGTGAAACAGGGTAGACAACTAATGAATACTTTTGTGGTGTTTCAATTACATCTGTTTGGTATAGATTTAAAAAAAATGTAGGGTTAGGAATCTTACCAGATGCGTAAGATGCGCTTATTTCTTCTAGAGGGAATTTAATTAATACACGTGAGGTAAATATTCCTGCAGATGATGATATTTTAGTTAACTCTAAAAGCGAGTCAATACCAGCATTCATACTGCTTGATTGCTCATATATAGTTGTATCATTAATAGAGTATGTGGATTTTATCATTAGTTTTCTCTTAGAGGTTTATCACACGACCTTTAATATTAGAGTTAGGATGCTTTACTTCGAAGATACTCGGGTCAAGTGATGGATAAATTACTTGATTACGAGTCGCTTGTGTGATATCATAAATATTACCAGAGTATCCAGATTGAGCGTCATGTAAGTTAAATATCTCTACTTTCATAATACTCTGAACGCCTACTATCGATGCGAGTTCAGTGTAAAAGTCAGCTAATATTATAGGTTGATTAATCTGCCATTTATCAATATTAAACATAGCCTTTATACGAGATAGACATTTAAGTAATACCTCGTTACTACTAAATCCAGGTAAAGTCATTATCTCAAAATCAATACCTATATTAATAATATGAGCGTTTTTAATTGTTATTGAATCAGTTAGCAAGCGATATGGTGATAGATACTCTTTAATATTTTCTTTAGTAGCTGGATTTGTGAGTGTAAGCTGTTTATTATCGTTATATGATAAAGTGTATAAACTCACTGCAAATGGATTACGTATTCTTGAACTCTCTGGAGTGATGTTTAGCTTTTCATCCTGAGTTGCGTATACCTTCGCTATTGAACCGTATGTTGATGGCATAGTTAGTGTTCGTATCATATAATCATCCTTACTAACTACCCTACCTTGTGCATTAAAAAATGCTAATGCGTTATTTCTAATCTCCTCTACTGTTTCAGGTCCTCTAGCTCCTTGAGCTGGTGTTGGATTTGTAATTGCTACCGAATTTTGTGTACTATTATATAGAGTGTTATCTAACCCTACTCCTTCACTAATATATTGAATAAAGTCTATACTCGTAATTTCACCTGCAGAGACGTTGTCTGTTACACCTTTACCAATACTATACTCAACTGTTAGAGTTGTATTAGCTGGTGCTTCCCCGTACGCTTTCGTAAACATAAAGTTGGATGGGTCAATAAATGTATTACTCATAGCTGTTGCAGCAGGTAGTAATGATCCAGCGTTAATTGGGTTAGGGACAATTTCTTCATCAGGTTGAGTTGATGTACCTGAACCGAATTCAAGTACCATTTTACCATCCTCTCTAATCTTAGATGTAAATCGTTTAGATGTCTTTTTTAGTTTTAACAGGTAAGGAGTTTCTGCGTTATACTGAGTAAGCGTGGGATCATTGTATTGATTATTAGTTATTCGTTTAGCTACTGTATCTTGAGCTAGGAAGGGAACTTCTGACCACTCATTACCGTCAGAATCAGTAACTTTATCAATTGATATAATGTTAGTTCTACTTAGTGGTAATTGTAGATAAGCTTGTGGTGAGGTAACTGTAAATGTTTGTGTAGCTTTATTACCTGATTGAAAGGACGCTCGTTTCTTTAGTAAGTAAAATGTCGGTTCCCCTGTTGTTTCATCAGTAGTGAATACTGATACATCTGTAGGGTTACTTGAGCCTGATACAGAAAAGTCTATAGGTAGATCTCTCTTAAAAGAGGTGTCGTTACTTGATTTAACTCGCATACCGCCTTGAATAGCTAGTGCATATTTAAAATCAGGTACATTAAGGTTACCAGCTCCTATTGAAGGCACTGTTTGGTATATATCAACATCCACGAGCGATGCTACTGCTTGTTTAGGTTTATAGCCTAAAGCTTGTGCTAGTAATGTGATATTCTTACGTTCTGTTGCATACGGTAGTAATGATTCTTTAAATTGTTTATCTAGATAAAAGCTTAATACATCTCCAACATATGCAGTTGTCTCTAGGAACATCATACCAGGTGATGACTCATTAAAATCATTAAAGGTTGTAGGGTAATATGTTTTAGCAAAATTAATAAGATTTTTCCGAAGTGTTGGAAAATCCTTACCAGTATATTTTATATCCTTTGAAATTTTTTCGTTTACGTATGACATATGATTCCTATATATTCTCTACTAGTACTGTTCCATCTGATCCGAATACAAAGGTAATGTTGCTGAATTTTGTAATATCATCTATGACTGAAACGTCTAACGCTATTCTAATTGTGTATTGATTAATATCTTGAATATCTCTATGTATCTTTAGAGTACCTACTTTGATGAACGGTAACCATTTTTTAATTGTATCTAATATTTCGTTCCTAAGTTCACCCTCTATATTACTTGTATTTGGTTGAAATAAAAACCGTCTTAAGTTAGTACCAAAATTAGGTTGCATGAATCGCTCACCCTTATGGGTTAATAATAGGTTGACTAAATCAGTCTTAGCTTGATCTAGCGTGGTGTAATTTAATGCAAAATTAGATTGACCGGGACCAAATGGTAGTTTAATACCTAACGCAATATCGTCTCTGTCAAATAAGTTTGCCATAATTATCTTTTAAACTTTTTTACTAGCTCACTATAATCACGTGTTAATGCTTTAGCTACTGATGGATCCACGTCTTGATTATTTGTTCTACCACCACTTGTATTCCTTGTAGGTACCATTTCTTGTATTGATGGGGTACTAGTTTGCGCCACATCACCGTATCCCATTTTAGCAGCTAATGATTTTCGATCAAATGTATCAGCATTAGTAGAAGTGTAGGTTTGATTACCCATTGTAGGGTACTCCACTGTTTGCTCTGTTAATCTAGATACATTTCCATCTGCTATTTCGCCAGCTGTCTCATTTAATATCGCATTTAACATTGCGTTTTTAGTATACTGCTTAACTGCTTTAGGTGCACGTGCTCTCCTCTCAGTAAGATCCTGTAAACCTAAGGCATGCTTTAATCCTGATTTAAACTCGCTTTTTGTAGATTTAGGCGCTTTTTGTTCATTTAATACTTGACGTACTTCTTTACGAACCTCCTCACGGACCATTTTTCGTATAACTTGTGCTAATTTATTTGTTGACATTGTTCTCCTCTATATATACTTTATCATATATAAATATGATATAGTCTAATTTATTGATTAAAATAACTAAGCAACTCCCATCCATGGTATAGGTACTGGAACAGGTGGTGCTGGTGGTGCTGGTACTAATCCAGTGTATAATCCAGATATCATAGTTAAGTGCTGTGTAAATCCTGATACTAATATTCCTGCAATTGCTGCACAATTATTTGAGTGAAATGCATCGTGTATAGATGATGCTAATGCTGGTATTGCTCCCATACCTGGATCTAATTGAGTAACTCCAGGTGCAGGTGCTATGGTTGGAGGGTGAGGTGGCATTGGAGCATATTGAGCTGCTGCCCAAGCATTAACAGTACCAGTTGCTGCTGCTATCCATACAGGTACACCAATATCTATACCTTCAGGTGGAGCTCCAGCTGCTTGAAATTGCTGAGCAAATGAAGCTTCAAATCCTGATTGCATAGTTGCTTTAACCCAACCACTTGATAGTAGATTACCGTAAGGTATAATACCTGCTGTCTTTATAGCTATTTCATATTCATCTGCTATCTTTTTAGCGGTTGGTCTACCAGCTGCTTGATAATCTTCATCACCATCACCTTTTGCGTTACCACAAAACCATGAGTTCATTGCTGCTGTAAATGGGGGCCATAATGCTGGCATTTACTATCTCCTGTTATCCGTTTCTTTGCACCCAAACAGTATCACTGTACCCTACTGCTAATGTACTTTTTAATGTTGCTATATCAGCTTGCTGTGCTGCGTATTGAGGTGCTTGTATTGGTGGTCCTGATGGTCCAACAGGTGTTGGATGTATTTCTGATTGTAATGTTGTTAGCATTGCATCTATAATATCACACAGGGTACTTTTCCACAAATCATCTTCATCACCTAAAACTAGAGGATGTCCTTTAGTAGCTTGTGTTGCACCTACACCTCCATCCTCCTCTGATTGCTGCGATTTACCAAGGTATATAAGTGGTGCTTCTATTTCGAACTTCTCTGTTGCGTTTAAATATATCGATGGTGTATCTACTAACAATTCACTACCTGCATCAATTGTTATATCTGTCTCTGTAGTTAACCCGATTCCTCCTCCTCCGAAAATAAACGTACCTGCTTCACGGCTGTTAAATACTAATCGGTTGGAGGTTAGTAATATCTGTCCTTGACGCTCACCCTCTTCATCAATTAAACTATCTGTAGTAGGTGCTGTTAAATCTTCTCCTACAGTATTTTCACCTGCTTCAAACGATAGTGCATCATACTTAGTAGAGCCAAACGTTAATGGAACAGTTTGACCTTTAGTCATCCATATTGAAGAAGCTTCATTATCAGGTGTTTCTACAATATGCTCCCCACCATCTTCTAAATCTTGATCTTGACCGTTACGTATAATCAAGATAGGTTCTGCAGGATCATCTGTAGATGGATCTGACCAGGTATTCTCTTGACCGCTAGTTGCTTTCACAGCTGATCCGAACCGTATTGAATGACCAAACCTTCCTTCTAATGTTAGATCACCTTCATAAGGTTGAATAGGGCGAACTCTAGGCTGCTCTTTAAATGTCTCTCCAAACTCAATATCACTACCTTCATCACCTGATAGATTTGGATTACCGAATCCAGCTGATTTATACTCCTCAATCTTTGATTCGTTCTCTACATCAGCTGATGGATCTGGTATACTTAGATACGGTAGTGCGTTATGGTGTACTGATCCCCAAATATTCAATATATCATGATAATATATAATCTCTGTATCTATACTTGCTACACTCTGCTTACTTACATGTGATGTAGTTAGTACTATTTCATGCTTAACAGGGTACTGCTTAATATTCTTGGTTAAAGGTACAGCCCACGGTAGGTTTTCTTGATCTACAAGGTTTTGATCTGTATGTATTCTACGGATCTGTATCATACCCACCTGCTCTTCTGGATCAGGTATGGAGTCGTCATAATGAGGGTGATCAGGGTTAAGTATAATATCAATCACTTCTGCAGGTTCTGTATTTATTACTGTTTCACGTAGATTTATTACGTGATCCAAATCAGCTGCAGTAACAGGCTTTTCAGCCCCTACAGGATTATAATACTTTGATTGATTATTTTTTATTTTGCTGTAAGCCATTATTCACACTTTTAACTTGCTCGTCAAGCTTCGTATTACCTTTATCAAGGTTTTCTAACTCATCTAGGAGTTGCTTTTTTTCTTCTTCTGAAATACCAAAGTCACTTTCACCTTGTGTATTATTACCGAGAAGTCGCTGAACTACAGCTAGTAGTTTAGCTAGTTGATCATCATTCTTGACGCTTACTTCAAGATAATCCTTTATTAGAGGTACTATAATAGTAGCGTCACCAATATTAGTTACAAACGGTTTCAACTCTGATATTAATAAGTTTATTTGACCTTCCTTTTTCTTTGAAGCACCATATAAATCCTTTGCAATATCAGAAAAGCTTTTCCCTTTAAATATTTCAGTATCTTTATCCATATATATAATTAGAAATATTTATAATTCTGATCGTTAGAAGGTAGCTTACCTGTAGTATTATATTCTTCCCACATATAATTATACACTTTCTTCATTTGATTAACTACTTTAGTGATATATTGAGTTTTTACATCTGCCATCTCTCGTATCATAATATATAATGCTTTCTTATTATATATCTCAATGTTTACACGTCGTCTAAATAGTTCAGCAATTGCTGCAGCTACCCGTATATCCTTCTTTCGCGTGAATAGCACGGTTAAGTTTTCATCCCAGAATTCAACCATTAAATCAGTAAAGTCCTTCTTTGATTCAATATAATCACTACGAACTATCTCGTTTGTAATATTACGTGAGAGATCAACTGCATCTAATGAAGTGCGCTGTTTCATCTTTTTATAATTCTCATTATTATTATAGATTAAATAATTCTTTGCAACAATACTAAAATATGAGTATGCTTTAGAGCCTTTTGTTTCGTCATACTTATCTATTTTTTCAATTAGATAAGCTACTACCTCAGCTTGAACATCAACATATGGATCGTCAAAGCAGTAAAACTTAAACGTGTGAATAATGTTCTCTGCTAGCTTCATAAATGGTTTATGTATATGCTGAGAGTAAACCTTATTACGTAAATGATAACTAGGCTCTTTATTATAAGCTATAATCGCGTTTTCATTTTCCTCAAAGAAATATCCCCTTCGCTTTTTTGCTTTAGTTGCTTTACGGTCAGCTTCGAATATCGCATACCATTCATAAAACTCTTCTACTGGTGATAAGCTTGCGCTAGTTTGAGTTGCTATCATCTTCCTCTCCTAATGTATCTAATTTATGTATAATTGATTTGAGCTCTTTGAAGAAATACCCCACTTCATCATCAGATGAAAATGATCCTTTATTATCTATCTTCTTAATCTCCTTGTTCATATCTGTGATTGTTTTTGAAAACATCGCTACCCATGTCTCTAGATTCTCTATATATTCCTCACCCTGCTCATACTTACGTAGTAGGTTATAGATTATAAATAGTGTGCTAGCGAGAGCTAATGATAGTATTATAATTGTTATTATCATTGGAATAGCTCATCAAATAATTTACTTGCATCAGTACCTGTATTAAGCTCTGATTTTACTTTCTTAGGTGTTGATTTAATAACCGCTACTGGTTTCTTTACTACATGCTCCATCATCTTATCTCTTGATACATCAGTTAATGTTCGTGTACCCTGTAATCCGTTCTCACCATACTTCCATCGCTCCCATTCAACTCTAGAAGCCATCATATCAGCTTGATGTAATATTAAGGATAAATTTGAGCGTAATCTAGAGTCAGGGTTAAAGCTAACTAAGTAAGGTTTATTTGCTTCTTCATACATACCATCGTGGATTCGTATTCCTAAAAACTCATTCCAAGAATACTTAATACCAAAGTGCTGTAGTAAGAATAAACTTCTATCTGGAACTAAACTGAATTCTGTTTTAGGGTTAACAGTATATAAGGCTCCTTGATTCTTTCTATGCCATTCAGACTCGTTAGGTATGTACGTATCATTTTCTAGATCACCTACTTTACCTAGATCGTGATTAAGTGCAGCAAACATTAGCTCTTCCACTGAGTAATTATCTGTATGTGCACCTTGCATCATCCAAGAGTTATAAAGGTCGAATGCACAATCCATAACACGTAAAACGTGATCTACATACCCTCCTGGAAAGCAGTTATGGTAATGCTCTCTCGAGCTTGCTGGAGCAAACATCATTCGCTCTGCAAAGTGATTGTACATTTCAAGAAGTTTATCTCTACGTTCACCACTAAATTGATGATCAATCCTTCCTAGTAAATCATCCCAATTTTGTTTAATTTGTTTTTCGTTTAATTTCATATATAATTATTAATGTATTATTCCATCTATAACACCCAACTTTTGAGCGTCTTTTGCAGATAGATATAAATCTGTTTTTGTTTGTTCGGACCAGAACTGTTTATCTTTTGATGTTTTCTCGCCTAAAACTGTATTAGCCATATCTTCTAAGTGAGCGTTATACTTTTGTGCAGCTTTTACATCAGATGTTTTTCCCGCTTGCATTGATGAACCTTCATGAATCATTACCGTTGATCTTTTACTAGCTAAACGTTTACCCGTACCACTTGCAAGTATCATTGCTGCAGCACTCATCGCTTTACCTCTACAGATAGTATTGACTTTAATATCACTATTTCGTTCTAAGCTCTCGATATAATCAATTATACCGAACATCTCGTAAACATCTCCACCTGGTGAATCTATAATTACGTTTATAGGAGATGTGTCACCATCAGCTCTATTACGTAAAATAGCACGACATCGCACCATAAAATCATATAATCCGAAATCCTCAATCTCACCTACTATATATACGATGCTATCCTCAACGTCTACTGCGAATTCAATTTCTTTATATAAATGCTTCTTCTCTAGATCCTCTTCATAATACTCATCATTAACTGAATCTTCTATAACTGAATCATCAGGTTCGTTTCCCTGTAGTAAATCGTGACCGTATATATTTTGCGACATGTTATCCCTTTAAAATTTGTTTAAGTTTATTACCTGGTGACTGTACATCTTCAAACGCTTCCTCGACACTACTACTATCATATCCTAGAGCGCATGCCAACCTTTTACATACCCTCTTAAATTCAGATAGATTCATATCTTCATTAACCTCTAACTCAACCTTCTGAACTTCGTTAGACCTTGTTCCACGCGTATAAATTAGTTTATCCATATATACAATATACGAAAAATAAATTAAGAAACAAACTTATCTGAATGTTAATTTATTTTTCTATTAATTTTTCTAATTTGGATTTCGAGAGATTTTATATCTTTCTTTAGGGTAGCTTTTTTAAGTTGTTTTTTTAACTTAAAAATCTCAGCCATAAACTCTCTATTTTGAGATTCCTTCTTCTTTTTAGTTATACGCTTTTTTTGCACTTTAGGCTTTATAACTGTAATCGGTAACGTACCTTTTAAATGTACCTGCTCCTTACCTTTACTATACACGGTACCATCTTTATCAACAAACTCTCCCATCCACTGCCAACCTTTAGGTCTACCTGTCGGTGTATATTTTGAAGTGAATACAGGTGGTTCAGTTGTTTTATTTACACACCTGTGACATAATGTAGCGGTTGTATCTTGACTCACCTTATTCCATCTACTACACAATACACCTTTCCAGTACCTACCTCCTTCAATGCTATTACTACACATCATGAAGCGCTCATTATTATCAACGTAACTTTTATAAACTGGTATTAATCTCTTTGCCATATAATTAAATATACGAAAAATAAATTAATTAACCAACTTATCCTCTATATGGATTAGGATTGTGTGGAGAGTTAGGTGTTTCTGGTAGCTTAGGTTTACGGACTCGCTTCGGAATAGCTTTCTTCTTACGACGTTTATCATTAGCACTTAATGATTTATCTTCAGTAACATCACCGTGATATAACTCATGCTCTGTTGTATGTATATCTGTGTCAGCTACAGGAGCATCAACCTCTTGCTCTACTGGTATCGTAAACTCTTCAAATTCTTCTTCTTCAAACACTTCTATCATAGCATCAATACCGCGCTGTAACTGCTTACCTTCATGTACGTCCTCTAAGGTATCAACTACTAAATCCGCTTCCTCTAAATTAATTTGAACTTTACTTGATTTTCGATTTATCTTCGAAGATGGTTTATTAGATTTACCAAGATCTATATTTGATACACCTAACGTATTTGAAGGTTTAGTTTGATCGAATGCCATATTAGCAGCTATTACTAATGCGATTGCAAGTGGATCAAATACAAATATAATTAATAATAAAAACCAATTAACAACCTGACTCATATCACTACCTGTTGTCTCTGCGAGATACTTCAACGGACCTAACTCACTCTCTGCTTCATTTGAAATCTCCTTATCAAGTAGTGCTATATCTGTAGCGTTGATTGAATCCATTACAGCCTCTACCTTGATGTTAATAGTATTTCTATTAGTTGTCGCTATTACTAACTCGCTTTGCAAAGCTCTACGCGCTGAAGATGATGATGTTGTGATTAATGTTCCAGATTCTTTATCTATATATTGTACTTGAGCTGGATTAGATAATGCTATCCTTAAATCTGATATAGATTTAGTTAAACCTTGTTTCTCTATTTTAAGATCCTCCTTCTGTTCCTCAAACCTAACCTGCTTCTGATTAAGCATCATCAACGATCTATCTAGTAATTCAGATTGATTTGCAGTTGACTGATAAGCTCCTGATAGAAATCCATATATACCACCGGATGTGATTAATATTAAAACAAAGCAAGCAATTGATAAATACGCTCGTAAACCTTTATTAATTGTATCCCAGTATTGATATAAGAGAGATGCTACTACTAATTTAGCAAACTCTAATGAACTAGCCATAATCATTACCTGTAAACTAGCTCCAGCAAACAACTTACTAAGACCGTATACAGAATAAAACGCAGCACTACCAGATACGGCAATTGCACTTAACGCGATCAAGAAAGGGAATAAACGCTTTTGCACCTTACCCTTCTAAATCAGCGAAGTTTTCTATCTCAGCATTAATACGCTTTATCTTACCTACTAAATTCACTGCTTCTTCTTTACTCATAGCATTAGCTTGTAACCCCCTAACTAATGTTTCTAATAGATTAGCAATCGCTTCCGTTCTCGTTTGTACTTGTTCTTTATATTTCATAGTATTCCTCTTATTATAAATATCTATTGTATTATATTTAATTACATATAGATTATATTATATTTAATTATTATTATATTTAATTATTATTATTATATTTAATTATTATTATTATATTTAATTATTATTATTATATTTAATTATTATTAACTAATATAAATTATAGAATATAATTAAAATTTCTCGTAAAAGCAACTGTTTTATAATATTTCTACAGATTTAATTTGCTCGCAGAATAAAAAGCGACCATCCTTATTAAATACTTTATCAATTTGCCTACAGTTATCACGTAACCATTCAGCCCATACTTTTACCATTTTATTTAGATCATCAGATTCAATTCCACATGACCTCGGTGACATTTGACCTTCAGATACATTCCTATGTATTATCCAATACTCACCATCGTGTTGCCAGATTTGTTTATTCATTTCTATAATATACGAAAATTTTATTTAATATACAACTTTAGTAATGATTAATCGGTGATGTATTTATAGGGGGTACAAGCACTACACCGTTATACAGTTGATAAATTGGATCAACGCAGCAAGATCCGTTGTTCCAACCACCAGTTAAGCAATCACCAATTACGTTTATAGAGATAGACAGATCATCTGCTGTACAAGTCTGTCCCACTGTTACTCTAAATCTCATTGTGAAAGGTCCAGTAGAACCTGTACCCCAATTTGCTGTACCTGTATTTTGAAATCTCCATCCGGGACCGAAGTTTAATCCACTTGGAAATGTATTTTGTAAATCCCACATCCAGAATCCCGTTGAACCTCCTGGATTACCTGGAGTAATTAAAGGTTGTAAGTTAGTCCACCCAGCTCCTAAGTTAATCTGAAATGCTATAATCCAGTTTAAATTTAATTGAGTGAATGTTCCTAACGTATAATTAAACGCTACAACATCACCTGGTGAGTAAGGTCCTGGAGTTGAAACTGTAAATGATTGATTGGATATACACTGTGAGTTAGCAATCGAGCTAACTAACAAACATAATATGAGTATTACTTTCTTCATCTTACCAACATCACCGGTCGTATAAACCTATTATTATTAACAAACACATTTACTACGTATAATCCTATTGCGCAGTTACTACCATCCCACGGAATGTTACCATCCACCTCATATACTACATCTCCCCACCTATTATATATCGACATATGTTCAATATTCTCCGCTGATTTACCACCTATATAATACACCTCATTACGCTCATCACCATTAGGTGTAAAACTAGTAGGAAAAAATAGGGTAGGGTATGCACATTCAGTTATAACTACTTGATAGTGAGATGTATCTCCTTCACACCCGAATCTCATTGTATGAACTGAAATGGTGTACTCTCCCGCACTATCTGGCCATTGTACTATAATTGTGTTATCCACTACAGAAATTGCGTCTCCGTTAGATAACGACCAGAAATACGATTTATCCACATCATACTCAACTTGATAAGTTTGTGGAGCAATTAACATACAGTTATCGTATACCTCTTGAGCTAGTATATTTAAAGGTAGTAATAGTATTACTAACCACTTCATATTAAAAGTGCTGGATTGGACCTGTGATTGGTCCATTGTTTACTGTAACGTTAATTGAGGTAGTGCATCCAGCCATATCATATGTTAATATGTAAGTTCCGATTCCAGCAGTAGCAGGATCAAAAGCATTTGCTGTAACCCCTGTACCAGACCACGTACCACCAAATGGACTACCTACTAGTGCTGTTGTAGGATCTCCTGGACAAAAAGGTCCTATAGCATTTCCGGATAAATCTAGAACAAATACATCTAACAATATAGGTGCGCCCGGACAACCAGCAGCATTTGACTCAATAACCTCAACTGCGTTTACCCATAGCCCCATAACACCTCCCCAATCAACTGTTATTGAGTTTGTAGTTTGCCCTGTCTGTAATGTTCCACCACCCGTAACGGTCCAACTATAAGTTGATGTAGGAGTATTTGTGACAAAATATTGCTCACTTATTGCATTAGCACATACTGTATCTGGGTTGATTGTTGTTTGAGAAATTGCGGATAGTGATAATACCATACACAATATCATTAATAGATTCTTCATAGCCTCTCTCTTTATT